ACAATATAAAAAACAAACAATATAAAAACTACTTAGTTAACTTAGAAGTAAACTTAGAAGAGTAGTAATTTTTAAATGTTAGTCTCTACTTACGTAGGAAAAGGCTTAGAGTGGACTTAGAAGAAAAAGAAGACAATCAGGTTGTTGTGTCTATACCTCGTAGGGGTCGTCCACCTAAGGCTGTCGTAGAAGCTAAGCGTAAAAGAGGCAAGGTAGGTCGTCCCCAGGGTGACACAGGAAGAATACAAGAATTTAAAGCTAGACTCCTGAGTACTACTGGAACTAAGGTCATAGACACTGTCTTAAGAAAAGCCTTGGACGATGAAGATAAAGATCAGGTAGCATGTCTAAAGATGTGCATGGACAGACTTCTACCTGTCTCACTCTTTGAAAAGGATGCTAAGGGTCAGCGGAATGCTGTAACCATTAACATTACTGGCTTGGGTGAGACTAAGGTGGAAGCTGTAGAGACCATCGACATGGAAGACGAAGATGAATCTTAACTTCGAGCTCCTGCCTTGGCAAAAGAAAGTATTTAGTGACGACACTAGGTTTAAGGTAATCGTAGCAGGTCGTCGCTGTGGAAAGAGTAGACTCTCAGCAGTAGCCCTCTTGGTAGAGGGACTGAGATGTCCAGCAGGTAGTGCGGTTATGTACGTAGCTCCTACGCAAGGACAAGCCAGACAGATTATCTGGGACTTGTTAATGGATCTTGGCAGAGAAGTGATAACAAACTCCCATGTAAACAACATGGACATCACTTTGATTAATGGTGCTAAGATCTATGTCAGAGGAGCTGATAGACCAGATACCTTGCGTGGAGTCAGCTTAACATTCCTGGTCTTGGACGAGGTAGCTGACATCAAACCTGACACTTGGGAGAAGGTCTTACGTGCAGCGTTATCAGACAAAAAGGGTAAAGCACTCTTTATTGGGACTCCGAAGGGACGCAACTGGTTCTACGATATGTATAACTTGGGGTCGTCTGAAGAGGATCAAGAGTGGAAAAGCTGGCACTTTACAACGAAAGATAACCCGCTCATTGATCCGAAAGAGATTGAAGGAGCTAAAAAGACTTTATCGTCATTTAGTTTTAAACAGGAATACGAAGCCTCCTTCGATAACGCAGGAACAGACTTATTCAAAGAACAATGGATAAGGTACGGAGAAGAACCCAGTGAAGGTGTTTATTACATAGCAATAGACTTAGCAGGTTTTACTAATGTTAACTACTCCTCCGCAAGAGCAAAGAAATTAGATGAATCAGCTATCGCAGTAGTAAAAGTAACTGAAGATGGTGACTGGTTTATAAAGAAGATTGAGCATGGACGCTGGGATGTTAAGGATGCAGCAGCAAGGATTCTTAAGAACATCAGAGACTTTCAACCAGTAGGTGTAGGAATTGAAAGAGGAACAGTACGTAACGCTGTACTGCCCTACCTTAGTGATCTAATGAGATCAAACAACGTCTACGCAACGATACAAGATTTAACGCATGGTGGTAAACAAAAGACTGAAAGGATTGTCTGGGCATTACAAGGACGGTTCGAGCATGGTAAGGTAACACTGAATGAAGAAGAGGATTGGACACAGTTTGTGGATCAGCTTCTAATGTTCCCTACTTCTCAGGTGCATGACGACTTAGTAGACGCTTTATCTTATGTCGATCAGTTAGCTGTAACGTCGTACTTTACAGATGACATGGACGATGAATATGAACCTAATGACTTTATATCGGGATATTAAATGAGTATAACTGGTAGCTTGTTTAGGATGGTAGCTCCTGGGTTAGTAGATAACTTAGAAGCACAAGGCTTGTTTAAAGGTTCTAGCAGAGTAGCACCTAGTCTAGTCCCTGAGATGTTTATTGGTAGGGAAGGTATTAGCAACTTAGGAGCAGCAGGTATGATTGACGCTCCTGTTGCAACAAAACTTTTAGAAGACGCACAACGTGATTGGTTTAAACTACCAGCAGAAGAGTGGGATAATATCTATGGTAAGCAAGCCATAGCATTTGATCCAGTAGCAAACAAGGCAATGTTAGAGATCAGTGATAAAAATGTTGATCTTAGAAAAGGTGTAGACTTAAACAAAATACCTGAGAATGAAGTCTTAGCATTTGATGAAGTATTCAAAGCAGATGTACTAAAGAAAGCATATCCTCAGATTGAAGACGTAACAGTTAGCTTTATCGACGATCCTGTCTCCTCTCGCTTAGCAGCTTTTGCTCCTCAGCAGAACATGATTCTATTTAATCGTCAACATCCTGACTGGAGAGATTCAGATACTCCAGTAAAAGTAGCTTTGCATGAGATCCAGCATTACATTCAAGGTGAAGAATTATTTACAATGGGTGCAAGTTTTGAGGCTGCTTTAAAAGAAAATCAATTATATCAATATGCTTCTAACAATTTAAGCAAAGCAATTGCTAAATCTGTTCCAGAATCTTTGCAGTTTGCTAAACAATTTAAAGGCATTGGTTTTAATAAAGACGATGTTGTCGATGCTGTGGCTGGTTTCTCAGCTAAAGATGGTTTATCAGCTCGTGCTAGTTTATCAAAAGCTTTTAACAGTAAAGAGATGGCTGATAAGTTTATTGCTAATGCACAGAACTATCCAGCACTGGCTGCTGCAGTCAAATCAAAAGATGAATCTTCAGTAGGATACAGAGAAGCTATGTCAGAGTATATGGGTGTAGCTGGAGAAGTATTCGCTCGTCAGACTGAGCAGCGTCGTGGTTTAAGTGCTACAGAAAGAGCTGCTAATCCTGCTATGCAAGCAATCGAGACAGACCCTCTTAATCGTAAAGCAGGTATTACAATCGATAACATGACTGCTCCTCGTGCTGGTACTGCTCAAGCAGCAATGGTAGATCCGTTTCAGATGCAAGTTCCACAATCAACTATTCCAGGAATTTAACACATGGCTGAATTTAAAGAAGATATCACAACAGAAGATGATCGTGAGTTAGTCTCATTCATCGTAGATCATTGCAATCGTTGGAGAGATCACCGAGATGTAAACTACTTAGATAAATGGGAAGAGTATGAAAGATTGTTCCGAGGAATCTGGGATGGGGCTGACAAGACTCGTGAGTCCGAAAGATCTCGTCTTGTTACTCCCGCCCTCCAACAAGCTGTTGAGTCGAAGCAAGCTGAGATTTCTGAAGCTGTCTTTGGTCGTGGTGAGTTCTTTGATATTGTTGATGATCGCACTGATGCTGACAAAGGTGATATCGCTTTAGTACGTCAACAGATGCATGAGGACTTTAAGTTCTCGAAGGTTAAAAAAGCATTAGATGATATTATTCTCTTAGGAGAACTGTACGGTACAGGTATCGGAGAGATTACCGTAGAAGAGAAGACAGTTATGTCTCCTTCCACCCAGCCTATCCCTGGCACTGCTATGGCAGCTATCGGAGTTACTGAACAGAAGAAGTTCATGGTTCAGCTCCACCCAATCAATCCTCGTAACTTCCTCATTGACCCTAACGCTCGTGATGTAGAATCATCCTTAGGTGTTGCAATCGAGGAGTATGTTGCTTATCACAAGATTGTCCAAGGCATGGTTGATGGTACATATCGTAAAGTAGGAATCACTCCTAGCTACAACGACATGGACTTAGAACCTGTCCAAGAGATGTCTCCTAAGCAGGACGACAAGGTAAGAGTCATTCGTTACTATGGTCTTGTTCCTAAGGAATACTTAGAAGAGTTACAGAAGAAAGACGGAGAAGAGATTGTAGATCTATTCCCTGAAGGTTCGATGGCTGAAGACTACCAAGATATGGTAGAGGCTATCGTCATCATCGCTGATGATCAGTGGCTCTTAAAAGCTGAAGAGAATCCTTACATGATGAAGGATCGTCCTGTTGTCGCCTATCAAGCTGATTCCATGCCTGGTCGTTTCTGGGGTCGTGGTACTGCTGAGAAGGGTTACAATATGCAGAAAGCTATTGACGCTCAGATTCGTAGTCATTTAGATTCTTTAGCGTTAACCACTTCTCCGATGATGGCAATGGATGCTACACGTCTGCCTCGTGGTGCTAAGTATGATGTACGTCCAGGTAAGAACCTCTTAGTCAATGGTAATCCTAACGAGATCATGATGCCATTCAAGTTTGGTACGACTGATCCTCAGAACTTCCAGACTGCTCAGAACTTCCAAGCAATGCTCCTCCAAGCTACAGGTACAATTGATAGTACTGCTATGCCTGGACAGGTAGCTGCTGGGGAAGCCTCAGGTGCTGGCTTATCTATGGCTCTCTCAGGCTTGATGAAGAAGAACAAGCGTACTCTGATTAACTTCCAAGAGGACTTTTTAATCCCATTCATCACCAAATCTGCCTACAGATTCATGCAGTTTGACCCAGATCGTTACCCAGTTAAGGACTTTGTGTTCTTACCTGTATCTACCCTAGGAATGGTAGCTCGTGAGTACGAACAACAGCAGATGATGGGTTTAATGTCCACCTTAGGAGCACAATCTCCTATCGTTCCTATGCTATTACAAGGTGTAATTCAGGGTTCTAGTATCTCTAATCGTGAAGAAATCGTAGCAGGACTCCAACAAATGAGTCAACCTGACCCAATGCAGCAGCAAATGCAGCAACTTGCTATGGCTACAGCTCAGGCTACCCTACAGAAGACCCAAGCAGAGGCTGCTAAGGCTATGGCTGAGGCTCAGAAGGCTGGAGCTCAGGCTCAGGCAATCCCTGTAGAGACCCAAATCAAGGCTGTAGAGGCTGCGAATAAGCCACAGGGTGCTGACCCCTTCACCCAGGTAGAGAAAATCGCTAATTTAGCCCTTAAAGAGGCTGATATCATGTCTAATGAGCGTATTGCTATGTTACAAACTGCTACAAAAATGCAATAAGTATTGACAAATTGTAAAAAGTATGGTATAATATAAGTATATATTAACACAATAAACTCTCCTTGTCAAGGAAAAAGAGTATGAACAGAGAATTACAGGATTATTACGAAGATCGCTTCTCAATGATGTCATCCAAAGGGTGGCAGAATTTGATTGAAGACATAGAAGTTATGCTTAGTAGCACTGACACCATTAGAGGTGTAGATACTGAGCAACAGTTATGGTTCAGAAAGGGAGAAGTCTCTATTATGACCTGGTTAAAGAATTTAAGAGAGTCAAGCACCGAAGTCTACGAGCAACTCCAGAAAGAGGAAGACAATGCCGAGACGGATGTTTGAGTTTTCATGTAAGAATTCACATATCACTGAGTCCTTCGTCGATGTTGACACAAAAGAAGTTCAGTGTGGTGAGTGTGGCGAGGTAGCTACTCGCATTCTTTCCTCTCCTAGGTTGGGTTTAGATCCAATCAGTGGAGATTTCCCTAGTGCTACGGCACGATGGGCAAAGATGAGAGCTGAGAAGCTGGCATTGGAAAGAAAAACAACAGCTAATCACGGCTCGTAAATGGACTCTTGACCACCGAGCTATTTTTTAAATGTCCTAAAATCGCATTGCGACAGGAGAATATACATGGCTGCAAATTTTATCGAACTGCCCGAAGTAGACGCTAACGAGAAGTACGCTGATCCAACCAAAGAAGAGAGTACAACCCCAGAACCTGCTGAAGAAATAGTAGGACAAACTGAAGAGGCTGCTCCAGAACAAGACTTACCTGAGAAGTATCGTAATAAATCTCTTGATGAGATTATTAAGATGCATCAAGAAGCCGAGAAGTTAATCGGACGACAGGCACAAGAGGTTGGTGAGAATCGTAAACTCCTAGATCAATACATCAAGCAACAACTCGAACAGAAGCACGACACACAGCCAAGTAAAGCACAAGAGATTGATTGGTACGAAGACCCTGCTAAGGCAGTAAATCAGGCAGTAGCAAACAACCCAATCCTAAAGCAATTGCAAGAACAACAGGCTCAACAAGCCCAAGTAGTTGCACTGCAGACGATTGAGAAAGCACATCCTGATTATTTAAGTGTAGCACAATCTGATGACTTTGCTTCTTGGATTCAAGGATCAAAGGTACGGATGGAATTATTTGCTAAGGCAAACAACTACGATGTAGATTCAGCGTTAGAACTGCTAGAGACTTACAAGTCAATACGCAACGTCAAACAACAAAAAGTAGAAGCTACTAAAGCTGCTGACGAATCGCTGAAGAAGGT